GTCGTCTCCGGCGGTTGAAAAAATCTTAATCACTCCCCCCCCGGGGGGTTAACGGTTGCAGCAGCGCCTAGCGTGCGCGTGCATGCACGGGGTGCATGGGGTCGGTCGGCCATCCATCGGTGCCGATCGTGGTCGAGTAGCCGATCGCTTCCTGCTGCTGGGCCTCGCCGTCATGGTGGCGCTTGCACAGGCTCTCGAGGTCTTCGGTGTAGAACTTCACGGGGTCGCCGTCGTGGCGCTCGACGTGGTGCACGACCGTTGCGGCGGCGGTGCGGCCCTCGCGCCTGCAGCGTCGGCAGAGCGGCTCGCGGGCGAGCTGCTCTGCACGTAGGCGCTTCCAGCGGGCGGTGTCATAGAGCGCACGCCAGGGCTGGGATACGCGGCGGCGTGCATCGTGCCGCTTGTCCCGATCCCGCTTGCCCTCGTCACTCACGCGGCGCGGGCCTGCTCGTCACGGCGGAACTGTGCCAGCACGGCCGCTGCATGCTGGGCAAAGCGGGCATCGCTGAATCGCTGCTGCACGACCGTCACGCCACCTGCAGCAGGTGCGGGCAGGTGTGGCACCAGCGGGGTCGCGACCGGCTCGGCCTGCACGATCGGGGTCTCGGTCACGCCTGCGCCTGGTGCGGCCTGGGCCTCTTTGCCTCGGCCATACCAAGCCAGGCCGATGCCGCGGGCGATACCGCGGCCGATACCGCGACCGATCCGGCCGATGCGGGCGAACAGCGGCCAGGGCGGCAGCTGTTTGCCCTCGTAGGTCGCCGAGACGTGCAGCCATTCGGTGAGCGCGAGGAGGCCGACCAGGCCGATCAGGAACAGCACCGCATTCGAGAGCTCGACGTCGAACTCTTGGAACCCGACCATGGCCGCGACCTTGCGAATGTTGCGGGTATCGGCGCGCTCGCCGCTCGTGACGTACTTTGTCCGCTTGCGTTCGGCGCGGGCTTCCTCGAGCGCTTTCTCGGCGGCGGGGATCTCGACGTCGAGAACGAGCTTGCGCGACGCCATAGCCTTGTCGGCCTCGAGCTGGGCGAGGGCGCGGCAGAATTCGGTCGTCTGCGGGCCCTTGGTAATCGTGCAGCCCTGCGTTACCTCGCGATAGAAGCGGGTCGCCTTTTCGCCGTCGATCTTCTTCTGGATCGCATCGAGCGGCAGCAGGTCGACATTCTTCCAGGCGGCCTCGCCGCGCAGTTTGAGCACCTGCTGCGCGGCGATGTTGACGGTCATGTCGGCGGCGTCACTGCGGCCCTTGGCGGCGACGCGGTCGGCGGTCAATCCGTCCTGATTGCTCGAGCCCACTGACAGATGATTGTTGGCCTCGATCGTCGAGGCGAACGAGAGGAGGCAGAGCGCGCCGCAGAATTTCATGAACCGGCGCTGGTGCCAGGCGTGGCAGCCGATGTTGACCGACTTGCGCACGTAGTAGACGCCGGCGATACCGACTGCCGCGATGATGACTTTCGTCATGTCGTCGACGCTGCGCTTGTCGGCGTAGTACACGACCGCGGCCATGCCGGCGAGCATGAGCATATTGATCACGATCGCGTCCCAGGTGATCCGGGCGAACAGCGATTTGATGGCGTCACGCATGGCGCGCGTCTCCGTTCGGCTGGTGCTGCGATGGCGGTTGTGATCTGGCGCGCTCGAGGCGCAATGAGGCCGGTGCGACCAGGGCCCGAACAACACGGCCAAGGTCTGGATTGCCCGGCGTCGCGACTGACAAAAGTCGCTCGCACAGGATCGGCAATCGCCCTGAGTCGGCCGTTAATGTGATTTGGGTGAGGCCGTCAAGGGCCGTTCGGAGTTATCCCGCGTCGCGTGGGTCGACCTGTAAGCGCTGGCGCGCGGCGGCCCGTGCGAGGAGCTCCTCGACCGCTGGCACCAAGCCTTCATTCAGCATGCTTGCGGCCTTGCGCGTGTCGTTGTTCATGACGACGAGCAGCACCAGCGCGACCAGGGCCTCGAGCGTAACCACGATATGCGACGCATCGCGATCGACGTCGCGACCCTCGATAAGGATCTTCGCAGCCTCGAGCGTGCGCGTCGTTTCTTTCTCCAATTCGGTCATGGTGTTCCCTCCGATACCCAGCGCCAATGATTGCGCCCGTACACGATCCAGAGCGCGACATTCATCGGCAGTAATCCCCAGGCCTCGCCGGCGACGATCCAGCCGAGCCACAGCGCCTGATTGACCAGGCCGACCAGCCAGGCCGATGGGTGCTTGTTGCCGGCGAGAACGGTCATCCAGATCGTGATCACGCTCAACAGCCAGGGCAGATGATCGACGACGAGGGCCCTCATGCCTCGGCCTCGTCGTCGTCGTCGCCCAGGCTGCCGATCTCGCGCGATCCGCAAATCAGGAACCAATGCCGCGCGCCGCCGGTCATTTTGACGAGCAGCTGATCGTCGTCATACGGCCCGGCCGCGGGCGGAATCGCGAAATGCAGGAACGCATAGATCGCAGCGACGAGGCGATCGTCGCAGACCATAGAGACCGATCGCGGGCCGGTGTGCCCGATCGCCTCGCGCTCCTCGGCCTCTTTCACGACCGCGGCAGCTTCGGCGAGGTCGATCAGGCTTGCCGCGCGCAGCAGATCGATCTCTTGCCGCGTGGTGCTGACGATCCCCTCGCGCTCGAGCGCGAGTTTCACCATGGCGCTATTGAGTGCGTGCGCGCGGCCGAGTGATAGTGGCTCGCGCTGGGTGCGTGCTGCGATGGTCATGCGTCCCGTCCTGCAGCGGTGAGTGCCCACATGCGAGTCGGCCGCCCCTTGCGGTCTCGCTTGATCTTCACGAGCTCGATCATGCCGCGCGCGGCGAGGCCGAGCAGCGACGTCTCGATATCGTTGAGGCCGTGCCGATAGCCCAGCGCGTCGGCGATCTCTTGCAGGGTCGGGAAGGTGCGCCCGTCGGCAGCGCGCTGGCGCACCAGGTCGAGGATTGCCGATTGCCGATGCCCTAACGGATAACTGGCCAGGTTCTGCTCGAAATTCGGCGGCAACGATAACGTGCTCGCCGGCGTCGCGCGGGTGCTTGTTCGCCTCATATCGCATCACCTGCAGCCTCGAGCGCGGCATCGCGCGCTGCGTTGATCTCGGCCATGGCGGCGTGGCTGCCGCCGGTGTCGGGGTGCGCCGCTTTGAGCTTGTCGCGCCAGGCCGCTTGGATCTCGTCGGCGGTCGCCGTCTCGCGCACGCCCAGGATCTGCCAGCACGAGCGCGGGGCGGGCAATGCGTCGAACCCGGTGAAGGCACGGCCGAGCATGTCGCTCGCACCCCAGCGCCCGATTCCGCGCAGGGCGTTGATCGTGAGCGCGATCGCGCGCACGTTGTCGCGCACGCGATGCCAGCGATCGCACGCGAATACCTTGCGCGCACCCTCGAGATCGAACCACACCGACACGCCGGGATCGTACGGGTCGGCGCCGGATCGAAACGGGTTGTGAGTGACGATCGCCGAGCGCCCGCCGAGCATGCGGATCTCGGCGGCGAGATCCTCGAGCGCCCGATCATAGGAGAGGTCGAACGCCGCGCCCTTGCGCGCGGGCGTGCGCCGCCAGCCGGGCGGCCAGTCGAGGCGCAGGTGCCGGTTCAATTTCATGCTGCTCATGGCCGGTCCCCTGATGCGGCGCGGTCGATTGCCGATTGCACGCATAGGCACCGGTGCGCCAGGCGCCCGCACTCCTCGCACGCCCGCGCACGGATCGCCTCGATCTGGGCGGCGTTGGGGTGCCGATAGTTGACCAGCCAGTCGGGCCAACGGGCGAACCGGCCGGCGTCGGTCACGGCGAGCACCTTACAGTCGGAGAGATCGCGGCGATCCCAGGTCGCGTCGTACTCCTCGAGCAGCGCCGACATGCGCAGCTGCCAGTCGTCGGGCATTTCGTGCATGAGCACGCGCGGCAGCGTCAGGAACGACGCACGCGAGAGCCCGAACCATCGCCACAGCCGCTGATATCCGTCTCGTCGCATGTCATTGCCCCCGCGCGCTCGACTTGCCCATGACCTCGAGCTCGGCCAGCGGCGCGCGTGTGCGGCACGCCCGGCCGAGGAATTCCATGAGCAGCACCGCCTCGCGCTTGTGGATCTCGAGCACGGTCGCGGCCTGGCCGCCGAGGGCCGCGCCGCGATGCTCGACCAGGTCGCCGACCTTGGCGATGCGCGCGAGAGGCACGCCGTCCGGCTTGCCGGTCGTGTCGATGCCGACGTCTGTCTCGTCGAGCGCCTGCAGCGCCTTGATCTGGTGCAGCGGGATCACCGCCGGCACGTCGTTGAGGCGCACCAGGTCGTAAACCGGCGCCCAGCGCCGCAGATCAGCGCGCGTCGGGATCCGCGCGAACTGCGCGAACACATAGCCCGGGATAAGGGGGATATAGGCCGGCTCGCGCTTCTGCTGGTGCCGCCGGCGGCGCACGAGAATGCGGTGCGTCGGTGCGAACGCATGGTGCCCTTCGTCGCCGATCGCCTCGACGGCCGCGAATTCCGGGATCACGCGGCGGCCGTCTTTGAACCCGGCGCCGCCCGCGATCATGAGCGCATACCAGGGCGCCGCCGGTGCGGGCGCCGGCGTCGACTGCGGCGGTGTGTCTGTCGGTGTCGTCGTCATGTCCAGCCCCTCGAAAAAGACCGCCTCGCCGGCCGCTGCCCCCACTTGCCCTAAACAGCGGACGCGGCGAGGCGGTCAGTGCGTCTCGCTCCAATCCCCCGGAGCGAGACGGGCCCGGCGCGTGCCCTGCGGAAGCGTGCCGGGGATCGGTGATGCGGGCCGAACGCACGGCCCGCCGGTTTCATCTGGCGTCGCGGCGATGGCTGCGCGCCCGTTCCATGAACTGGGCGAGCGTGCGCTCTGCGGTTTCTTGCATGGCCTCGACGACGGTAGGATCGACGCGGCCGAGATTGCCGATGATGTGCATCGCTGCCGAGAGGTAAGCGGTCGTGATGGCCGACGGCACCTTGCCGGCGCCGCCAGACCTCGCGACGGCGATCAATCGCTTACGGGTCGCTTCGTCCTCGAGGTGCGCGATCCGCATCGCGTGCACGACGAGCGAGGCTTGCAATTCCATGCACAGCGCCTGCGCGTGGTCGCCCTCGCCGGCGAGCTGCTCGGCGATCGCGCGCATCTGGGCCGCCGCGTCGCCCGGCTCGGCGGCGATGACCTCGGACGGATAGCGGGCAAATTTTTCGGGTCGCGAGCTCATGGCGTTCGATCCTTGCCGGGCGTTGGGGTAAAGGTGCGCCCGAGCGCGCCGGGCGGCGGCGCCATCGCCTCGTGATAGGCCGCTTCCCAGCGCGCGGCCTTGTCCTGCGCGTAACGCGCGCGCATCAGCGCATGCACCGTGACGGCGAACATGAGCAGCACCAGGCCGACGAGCCACGGCGCGACCTCTTGCGTGCAGACGTTGATCATGGCGTTTGTCTCCGGGCCGCGCGCTTGACGTGATAGTTGGCCTCGAGCCACGACCGCATGGCGGCCCATGTCTTGCCCTGCCTGTCGGCCTCGGTCGGCAGGCGGCCGAGGATTACGGCGACCTGCAGGTCGATCGCGGTCTGCTTCCAAAAGGCGACTTCGTCGGCGAGCTCGGCCGCCAGGCGCTGGGTATCGGTGCGGTCGACCTCGATGCGCAGGTTTGTGAGCGTGCTCATGATGCGCGCCCCCGCTTGCTCTTGCCCTTGGCCGGTGCGGCGGCGCCCGCCGCCGGCGCGAGACCCGAGTGCGGGTCGCCGATCCGGCGCGCGAGCTTATAGGCGGGATGGCGCACCGCCGGCGGCAGCCAGCCGCAGTCGTGTGCGTTGGCGACGGCCGACGCGACCAGCGCCGATTTTTTCGCCGCGTGCAGCGGGCGACCGCCCATCTCCTCGATCGCAGCGATCGCAGCCGCGGCCGGCGCCCGCTTGAAATAGTCCTCGAGCGAGAGCGCCGCTTTCACCTGGGCATGATAGCGCTCGGCCGGCAAGGCGCCGACGAGGGCGCCCAGATCCTCGGCCGTCACGGGCCGGAACTTGAGATTGCGGCAGTCGAGGGCGCGGGCGATCTCGCGGGCGAGTGCTGCCGCGGCGTCGCGCGGATTGGCGCCGATCGCGCGCATGGCCGGCGCGAAACCCGAGGAACGCAGGGCGGCGTCGTCGGCTTCGTCGTCGTCGTCGGGATCCGGCGCCAGGCGGCGGGAATTGAGTCCCTCGGGTCGCAATCGCACCGGGGAATTGCCGCGTCCGTAGTTGTCGGACGTCGAGAGCAGCGCCGCGGCGGCGATCTGCACGGCGACCTCGGGCACTTCGCGCAGCACCAGCGCGACCGCCTCGGTCTGCACGGCGCCGACGTCGGCGAGCAGCGCGAGCGGGATCGCATGGGGATCGCGCGGGTCGGGCTTGACGTCGTCGCGGCTGATCTGGTCGGGCGGCCCGGCCGGCGCCTTGCCCGAGGTCGTGCCGCCGTCGCGCGTCAATCCCCAGGTGATGGCGAGGCCGTGCTCGCCGACCTCGACGAGGCAGCCGAGCTTGGCTTTCTGCGCGTGCGTGAAACCACGGGCGGCGATGCGGTTCTTGATCTCCTCGCCCTGCGTTTCGAGCGCATCGCGCCGGCGCCAATCGTCCTCGTGCTTGCGGCCCTGCTCTTCGCGTCGCTCGATCTTGACGAGCTCGGCCTCGATCGACTTGAGCAGCTTCGCCTCGGCCGGCAACGGCAGCCCCTCGTTGGCGGGCTTGGCGCGCGTGCCGACTGAGCGACCAGGCCCGACGGCGGTTTCGGCCCAGCCCCAGCCGTCGGCGAGAAGCCCGGCGCAGGTGATCTCGAGTTTCTCGGCGACGAGGCGATCGAGCAGGGCGCCGTCGTTCAGATAGCCGCGGTTCGAAAAGAGATCCTCGTCGACCTCGCCGCCGCGTTTGCGGTAGGCCTCGAGGCCGACCAGCGCGACGCGGGCGTCGTCGGTGCGCGGGCGGTCGGAAATGAAGGCCTGGCGGATCGCATGCGTCGCGAGCCGGTTCGTCGACTTTAGCTCGCGGAACACGTCGGCCTGGCGGGCCTGGTCGCGGCAGAGCGTGAAACATTGCGCGGCGGTCGCGTCGATCTGGCGCTCGCGCCAGGCCTTGCGAATGCTCGGGTGCAGGCGGCCCAGCGCCAGGCGTTGGCGCACGACCGCCTCGGTCACGCCGTAGCGGGCGGCGATCTCGGGCGTCGTCAGATCGAGGCCGGCGAACGCCTCGTATTGATCGACCTGGTGCATCGGGAGGCGCGCCACGTTCTCGACGAGGCTCGTGTCGCGGGCCTCGTCGTCGCTCTCCTCGCGCACGATCACCGGGATCGGCCCATCCCATTCGCCGGCCTCGATCAGGCGGCCGATCGCGGCGAGGCGCCGGTTGCCCGCGGTGACCTCATAGACGCCGTCGCGCTCGCGCACGACGAGCGGCTGCAGCAGCCCCTTGGCGCGGATCGAGGCGACGAGCTGCTCGATATCGTCGTCGCGGCCGGCCTGGCGCACGTTGGCGCTGCCTGGGCGCAGCTTGGCGAATGGCACGTTCTGGATCTCGTGCGCCGTGACCGGACGGGCACGGGCCGGCGCGACGGGCGGGCGCGGCGTCTCTTTGCGCGGGCGGGTGCTGGTGCGCTGGGTGCTGGTCATGCCGCGGCCTCCTCGCTCGGAGCCTCGAGGGAACGCAACACGGCACGGCGGGCGTGTTCGCCGCAGTAGGGCCCGGCGCCGTCACGACGCGCGCCGCAATGCCCGAAATGATCCTCGCCCGGGTGCCCGAACGGCCAGCGGCAATGATGCGGCTCGAGATCGCGTGTCGCGACCAGGCTCTGCGACGGCGCGGGCGGCGCCTCGGTCGGCAACGGCAGAGCGGCGTGTGCGTTGGCGCGGGCGTGCTTCGACCAGGGATCGAGCGTCGTCATTCGGCGCTGTTTCGGCGGCGGCGGCGGGGCGGTGACGGGCACCGGAATATGTGCGGCCCGCTCGCCGCGCGGGCTTTTGCCCTTGATATAGCGCCAGACGATGCCGGCGACGGATCCGCTCGTGAATGTGCCGTGACCGGCGTCGTGCAGCGCGACGGCGATCGACGTGAAGCTGCGCCCGTCCTGCAGCTGCTCTCGTATGAAGGCGACGACCTCGTCGCCGTATTTTCCCGTGGTCTGCTGGTGCATGTCGTGTTTCCCGCGCTGGTCTGGCCGTCTCGTCCTGATCTGTCCCCTCGGGCGCACTGCCCATCTGCGCCGCACCGGGCGGCCCGCGCGCGATGCCTCGCGGCCTGGTCATCGCATCGCCCCCCAGCGCACGAGCTGCGCGATCGCGTCGTCGAGCGAGTGCGCGACGGCGACCTCGGCGCGGGCGCGCACCAGGCGCTGGTGCATGTCGACCTGCACCGGCGAGAGGCGGCCTTTCGCGGTTTTGAGCTCGAGGAAATAGGCGCTGCCGCCGATCACGAGCGCGACGTCGGGAATGCCAGGCGTGACGCCCTCGGCGCGGAACCGGCCGGCCTCGGCCTTGCTGCGCTGGCCGCCGTTGGCCGGGTGATAGGCGACGACGTCGGGCAGCGCGCGCAGGCGCAGGTGCTGGAACACGGCGCGCTGGATCTGCGACTCACTGACTTTGACGGGCGGCAGCTGCATGATCGGACTCCGGACAACAGAGGGCAGACCGGGGAACGCGCGATCGTGTCCCCGTTACGCCGACGAATGGGTGAGGCCTTGTGAGACGCTATTCCGCCGGGTGAGCCGGTGACGGCTTCGCCGGGGTGCGGGGTGTGGGATCGGGAGACAGTGTCGAGGTCGAGACTTTGCGACGCCGGCGGGGCGGGCCCTCGACGTTGCGCATGTAGGTGAAGATCCTGAGTTGCGTCGCCGAACGCAGCTCGCGCCCGGCGCGCACCTGTTTCACGAGATTGGGATCGTTGCAGGCGGCGAGGCCGAACTTGCCCGCCGACATGCCGTGCCGCTCGAGGAACCGCTCGATCGACTTCCTGATCTCGGATTTACCGCTCGGGCGCGGCGACCGTGACTGTGCGACCATGCGCGGATCAATAGAGGAAATTTCCTTAACCACAAGAGGGAAAATCCGCGCATCCGAAAAAAGTTTTCCTCAAGTCGGTGCGATATGACGATGCATGACCGACGTGCGCCAGAACCTGATTGACTTCCTGAACTCTCCGCAGGCTGAGGCCATCAGCCTGCGCGAGGTATCGCTGCGCCTCGGGCGCAATGGTTCGTACCTCCAACAATATCTCTACGGAAAAAAGAGCCCGCGGAAACTCGCGCACGAGGATCGCCTGGCGCTGCATGCCATGCTCGGAATCCCGATCGAGCAGCTGGGCCTCGGGCCCGATGCGGCCCGGTCGCGGCCGGCGACCCGCCCACCCAGCGACGACGACGACGTCGAGCCGTACACGCCGACACGCATGCCTGGCGTGCCCGTGCAGGCCCGATCGGGCGCGAGTTATCGGGTGCGTCGTGACGTCGTCGGGCGGCATCCCCTCGGCATTCTGGTCGGCGACGTACTCACGTTCGACACGGCGCCGGCGGCGATCGAGGGCGTGCGATCCGAACAATTGGTGCTCGTCGAGGTCGCACGCGGCGAGGAGGCACCGCGGCTTTGGCTGCGCGAATTCCTGCGCCCTGCGATCGTCGTGACGAATCGCACGACCGACAATCTCGCGATGGCGCTCGACGACCCGGCGCTGCCGCATGTGGCGCGCATCGTCGGCATTCTGCGCTCGCTCCACAGGGATACGTGAGCCGCGCCGAGCCACCGGCCGGGCTGTGCACAAGCCTGGGGATGATCTGTCGATAGACGTTGGATGTTCACGGGATATCCGGTGAATGTCCCGCCGCGCTCGAAAACGCCGAAACGTCAACCATGCCAATGCGTTGCGCCATCCCCTCGCGCGCGCGAAGAAAAAATCACTTAAACTTCTACAATAATAAAAACAGGAACCCGCCTCGCGGCGGGATCGTGTATTTTTCTTTGAAAGGCAGTGAAGGAATCCTCTTGACCAGGGTCGAGGATTTTTCCATACGAGGTGCAGGAACCGAGCCGAGCGGGAAGGGCAGCGGTCATGACCTCACACAATTCGAGACACGAACAGGGCGGCCAAGTGCAGAGGCTCGCCGAGCGGGTGCGCGACCAGCAGCGCAGCACGTCGGTCGAGGGTGTTCAGGCAGTGCCGCTCGTCGGGATCGAGGAACGCGATCGCTTGCTCGAAGGTATCCAGCGGGCATTCGATCGATCGAGAACGCCGATCGGCCTGCGCGAGAGCCTTGAGGCGTTCGCCCGTGACAACGCCGAGCAGGTGCGCCGCCTCGACGTGTCGCTGCTCGGCTCGCTCGCCTGGTGGGTCGAAATGGGCCGCGAGGCCGGGCACGATCCCGATCTCGTCGAGCAGGTCGCGCTGCAGTCGGCGGGCCGTGCGATCGCGCTGATGGCGCGCGCGATGAAGGCGCGCCAGGGCGAGCCGTTCGACCCCGCGCGGCTCGCGATCGTCGCGTTCTTCCTGGCCGAGGACGTGGCCAATCTGCCGACCGTCAACGATCGTATCGATCGCGCGAAAACAGATCTCGACGATCTGCTCGCCGGGGAGGGCGACGCGCCATGACGACCAGGGATCTCGGGCCGGGAAAGCAGATGCTGCGCACAAAATGCGCCGCCTGCGATTGGATCTATGACGTTGTCGTGCTGCCGCTCGAGGCGATGCGCACGGTCGCGGTGATGCAGGGCGCTCACTGCCCCATGTGCGGCAATATCAAAGGCAACACGGTCGCCGAGCCGCGTGGGTTGACCGCGGACGAGGCCGCGCACCCGCGCCTGGTAGGGAAACCATGACCTCGCCCCTGCCGCGGCGCTCTCGCGAGCAACTCGCGCAACTGCATCATCACTATCGCGAGCAACTTCCGATGTGGGTCTTGCACGAGCGCCCGAACGATTACCCAGAGGGATTCGTCGCGCGGCTCTGCGTGTCGTTGCCGAAACCTGTCGTCACGCGCGTCGACATCCGAGGCGCGACGCGCGCAGCCGTCGAGGCCGAACTGCCGCCCGGCCTGGTGTTCCTCGCCCGTCATCCCTACGACGAGCCGCAGATCGTAGGAGTTTGGTTGTGAGCGTTACAGCGAGTCCCGATCCAGCGCCGGCGGCGCTATCGATGCAGGCTGCCGCCGCCCGTCTCGGCGTGCATCGCGTGACGGTCTGGCGCATGCATTGCGCCGGCCAGATTCACACGGTCAAGATGCGCGGGCGGCGCCTGGTGCCGGCGAGCGAGATCGCGCGCATTCTCGCGCTCGATGTCGAGGCAAGCCCAGCGCCGACGACGGGCGGTGAGGCGTCCCTATGATCATCGCCCCAGAGATCGCCGTGCTGGCCGTGCCGGTTTTGACCGGCCTGTTCGTGCTGGTCGGCGTCGCGATCATGTGCTGCCGCGGCTGATCCTGACTCCGCGGCCGTCGTCGAGCCCGTTCCCGTCGGTGAACCGGTCGGTGATCCGGGATCGGCGGCGCTCTAAAAAATATATATAAATCAGTTGCTTGCGTTGTGTCTTTGGCTCCGGGGGTAGGATTTGCAGACCTGGTGCCTGGTGGTGCCTCGTGTTGCACGAGGGCGCGAATCCCCTGTAAATCCGGCCTCGAGTTGTTGCACGTTGTGACCGTGAGTTACTGCCGAGCGCACGCCCGTCGGTGTGCCGGTCGGTGTACCGGGATCACGGGAGACGCTGAAACGTGGCCGCCTCGTCGCTTCTGACACATCGCTTCGTGTCGACCGTCACCAAGCCCGGGCGCTATGCCGACGGCGGCGGTCTCTATCTGCAGGTGCGCCAGCGCGGCGCCGGTGTCGAGCGCTTGTGGCTGCTGCGCTGGCGGCGCGGCGCCCGCGAGGCGTCGCGCGAGCAGACGATCTCGCTCGGGCCGGTGCGCGACGTGACGCTCGCGGCGGCCCGCGATCTCGCCCGCGCGTGCCGCCAGGCGATCGCCCGGGGCGAGGATCCGCGCAGCGTGCGCCGGGGCCCGCAGGCCGCGCCGACGTTCGGGGCGGCGGCCGATTCCTATGTCGACGCGATCGCGCCGGGCCTGCGCAATCCGAAGAACGTCGCACACTGGCGCATGACGCTCGGCGAGGCCTATTGCGCGCGCCTGCGCCGGATCCCCGTCGACAAGGTCGGGACCGAGGACGTGCTCGCGGTGCTCAAGCCGGTCTGGCTGGCGAAGCCCGAGACGGCCCAGCGCCTGCGCGGGCGGATCGAGCGCGTGCTCGACGCCGCCAAGGCTGCAGGTCACCGCGCCGGCGACAATCCCGCGCGCTGGAAGGGTCACTTGCAGATGATGCTGGCGCGGCAGCAGTCGCTCGCGCGCGGGCATCACCGGGCGCTGCCCTGGCGCGAGCTGCCGGCGTTCATGGGTTTGCTGCGCGCGCGTGACAGCGTCTCGGCGCTGGCGCTCGAATTCACGATACTGACAGCGGCGCGCACGAGCGAGACGATCGGCGCGCGCTGGGCCGAGATCGTGCCGGCCGACAAGGTCTGGATCGTGCCGGCCGAGCGTATGAAGATGCGGCGCGAGCACCGGGTGCCGTTGTCGGCGCGCGCGCTCAAGATCCTCGAGGAGGCGCGTCAGCTCGGCGGCGTGCATGTGTTCCCGGCGCGCGATCCGCGGCGGCCGTTGTCGAACATGGCCATGGCCGAGCTGCTCAAGGGTCTGGCGCCGGGCGTGACCGTGCACGGGTTTCGCTCGACGTTTCGCGACTGGATCGCAGACGCGACAAGCTATCCCGGCGAGCTCGCCGAGCAGGCGCTCGCGCATACGATCGCGAGCGCGGTCGAGCGGGCCTATCGGCGCGGGCACGCGCTCGAGCGCCGGCGCGAAGTTATGGCTGCCTGGGCGCGCTATTGCGGTGCCGGCACGGCGAGCGTGGTCGTGCCGTTACGGGGCGAGGCTGCGGCCGAGGGCTAGACGCCGGCGCCGTTGATCTCGGGGAAGGGCTGCAGGGCGACGCCGTTGCAGGCTGGGCCCATGTCGCGCGCCGGGTGCACGGCGAGCACCTGGCCGTCACGGAAGGTCGCTTGATAGACGGTCAGACCGTTGTAACCGCCGAATCCGTTCTTTGCGTTGGCGGCAAAGCACACGACCCAGCGCGGGCGCAGGGTATGCTGCAGCTGCGCCGGCACGATCTCGGGCACCGGCGCCGCTGCGATCGCCGCGTCGCGGATGCTGGCTGGATCTTTGAACGTCGCCTTGACGTGCGCCGCGAGCTTGGCGCGCCATTCGGCCGGCGGCGGATCCTCGATCGTCTGCGGCAGCGGCGGGCCCGCGGTTGCCGCGCAACCTGCGAGCACGAGCAAGAGGGCGCAGACTGCGATTCGGTGCATGCGGTCACCTCGAGGCGTGTGACGCGGCACGGCCCACGCCGTTTATGTGATTTGCCGATTGCGCGCAACGGCCGCGGCCTTGTCGGCGGCCTCGACATGGGCGCGGAGCGCACGCTCGACGTAGCTCGCGAGACTGCGCTCGTCGGCCTCGGCCAGGCGCTGCAGGGCCGCTTTGAGCTCCTCGCTGATGCGGAAGCTGATCACCGGCTTGTCGGTCGAGGGCGAGGACATGGGCAGAAATCCGGGCGTTTGTGTTGCTGATGCCCGCGTTTGTAATAGATTTGTGTGGATTTGTAAACACAAATCGGCTATACCCATGAAATCGAACGGCCCGACGCACCGCGGGAACGGTGCGCCGGGCCTAAGTCCACCCCTTGCGGAACAAGAGGCACGACATGCGGCATTCACATAGCACAATTCGCAGCTGGCCGGCAATGGCGCTGGCGCTGTTCTTTGCGGGCGTGACGGCCCGTGTGCTGCTCGACGACGTCTGGGCCTGGTCGCCGGCGCTGCTCGATCGTCTCACGGTCTCTCACATCGCGGCGATCACGGGGATCGTGGCGGCGATCGCCGCCGGTCACTTCGCCTTGCCGTCGTTGCGGCAAGGCTCGATCGCTTACGGCCTGCTGCTGGTGCTCGTGTTCATCGGGGCGACCGGCTATGTCGTCGTCTCCTCGGGCATGCGCAACGCCGAAACCCAGGCGAGCAAGGTCGCCGGCGCCGCCAAGTCGCGCGAGGAGCGCGCCGCCGCGCTCGCCGCCTGGCAGCGCCTCGACGCCGAGCTGCAGACCGTCGCCGGCGCCCGCTCGACGCAATCGGTGCGCGCGGCGATGGATGCGATCGTCGGCAGCGCCGACGGCCAGGTGCCCGTCGCGGTGTTCCGGCGGTCGATGCAGTGCACCGATATCACCAAGCCCGAGTCGGCGCAGGCCTGCGGCCCGCTCTTGAAACTGCGCGTCGAGATGGCCGCCGCGATCCGCAAGCACGAGCTCGAGCCGCAGGTCGCCGAGGCGCGCAAATATCTCGACGGCTTGAAGGCGCCGGCGGCGACGGGCGGTTATGCGCATGCGGCGAAGGTGATCGCGGCGCTGCCGTTCGTCACGGCGACGGCGGCCGCGATCGAGGAACGGCTCGAGCTGGTCATGCCGTTTGTCGGCGTGGTGATCGGCGAGGCGGCAACGATTGCCTTTTTCGGCCTCGCGCTCGGTCACCGGCAATCGTTGCCGGCAACGTCCAAGCGTCGCCCGGCGGCGAAGGTTGCCGGCAAACGTCGTCGGCAATCGTTGCCGGCAAAGGTTGCCGCAGAGCCTGCACAACAGTTGCCGGCAAACGTCGTCACCCTGCACGCCGGCAACGGTGCCCGGCCAACGTCGGCGAAGGTTGTCGGCAAGCTTGGCGGGTCGAGCGATATCGTTGCCGCGCTGCAGGCGGCGGGTCGATCCATGACGGTGAGCGAGCTCGGCCGGGCTATGGGCGTGTCGACCGGCGAGGCCTCGCGGCGCTGGCGCGAGGCGGGCACGCTGGTCGTGGCCCAGCGCATCGGCCGCGAGTTGCACGTCAGCCTCGCGGTGCGCGCGGTCGGCTGAACGGTAGCGCGATTCCGAAACGACGAGGGCCCGGCGCATCGCACCGGGCCCTCGTCGTTTGCTGTCAATCGTTGCCGCACTCAACCCAGCGCGCTCCTTCCTTGGGTTGACCTTATTTCGTGTCGGCGAAATCGGCAGCGGCTGTCAGACTCGCGGCCACCCTTCGCGCTTCTTCCGGTGTCATGACGGGGATGTACGCAACTGCGCCGTGGCTGTCGTGACAGTGCATCCGTATCGAGCCATCGAGGCGCGCGATTGCCTCGATCTCGTAGTCCATACCATCGTCAGACACCAAGACCACGTTCGTCATCGGCATCGTCGACCCTCCCTTATCGCTCTAGCTTGTACGCCGCAAAGCGTTGCGGCTAGTTACCATCCGCCACCCGTCCTCGAATTCGAGCAGGCAGCTATTCATCGTTCCGCGCGCGAGCAGGCGACACAACTGCCCCTTCCGCCCGCACCGGTTCCACGCGTACCGGTACACGCGATGCGCACCATTTGAGGCACTCGACATCGTTGCAGCGCGAGCACGGACGCGACGTGCCGGTGGCGTCGAGCACCACTCGATGATCTCGACAACAGGTGCACCGCATGTCACGTCCCGCTCCTAGCGAGGTTTGCTCAATTCTCGTGTTGTCAACAGCGTGACGATCCAGTTGGTGGGTCTGTCCAGCCACACTAGGTTGTGTCCGTAGTACCGAACGTAAGGCCGCCCGTGATCTGTGTAGCGCACGCGCCGTATGATCTGCGTGGCCGAGTTTTCCAGATGCACGTAGTCGGCCCCGGACAAAAAATGCGCCAGTCGCCACAACTCAAGCATGACGTCGCTCCTATGCCTTGCTAGATCGAAATCCAAAATATCGAGCCTTGGCCGGTAATCTCAATCCCCGATCGCCACCAAGCTGCGTGTCCAGCATCAACAGCGTCTTGCGCAGCCTCACGCCACGTTCGCCGCCATGGCCCGGCCGGCTGGCCATCGATGCGGAACTGATAGCTGGTCATGGCGTCAATTCTTCCGGTCGCATCTGTCGGCGGCCTCGCGAAGTCCGGCAACAAGGTTGCGCCATGGTCCCGCGTTGTTCGGAAACTTGTCCACGCACGTCTGCGCAATGTCGGCAACCATGCGGGCCTCATCGATCGTGAAGCCGTGAAGCTCGCCGCAAAGCCGGATCACCATGGCGGGGCGGCCGTCCTCAGAGCGACCGGACATGATGCCAAGTTCGGCGTCCGCTGGCGCTTCGATGTAGGCGTCAAGAAACGCCATCGCTCGATCCTCGATCGCTGCCGATGCATCAAATGACTGATCGCCTTCGCTCATTGGTGGTCTCCTACTGCTTGAGGGCTTCGACAGGCTTCAGATGCCAGTCGCCGCCGTCGATGTATGTGCGCATGCCGTACTTGTCCGACGTGCGGTTGAACTTGCGTTCGACGGCGCGGCCAAGGTCGATGCCGAGCGCTTCGGCCAACAGATCGAGAGACACGAGCAAGTCGCCCATCTCGTCTGCAACGTCGTCTTTCGTCGCGGTGCTGCCCTTGATGCCGCGTTCGGCGCGCAAGAGCTTCTTGACGGCCTCGGCGACCTCGCCAGCTTCGCCGGCAACTTCGATCGCACGGAATGCCACGTCGGCCTTCTCGTTGCCCGGCCACTCTTGCTGCCGACGCTTGTTCGCGCCGCGCAGCACGTTGAACGTGACGCCATCTGTCATGTAACCCATCGTGAAAGTCTCCTGCTTATTGACGGTCGATCATGTGGGGATAGCCGATCTCGCGCGACTTGGCGTCGAACGTCCGGCGCACCGCGCTTTCGAGGTCGATGCCGAGCGCTTGCGACATCAGGTCGAGATAAATGAACGTGTCAGCCAACTCGCTCGCCAACTTTTCTTTGAGCACTTGCGCAGTCGCCGTGTTGCCCTTGATGCCGTCGCGCTCACGGTTCAGCTTCTTCAGGACGTTCGCGGCCTCGCCAAGCTCACCCATGGTGGCGACCATCCAATCGGATGCCGACCACGTCGCCGGATCGTGCTTGAAGCCGTCGCGGCAGCGCGCGTTGTTGATCGCGCTGAACCGCTGGAACGTCATCGATGGGTTGAACTCGTCTTTCATGCTTTCGAGTGTGCGTCCGATGTACTGATCGCCTTCGCTCATTGGTGGTCTCCATCATGTTGCTGTCGGCTTCTTCTTCATGAGGTTGCCGACGTAGGTTTTCAACTTTCCTTCATACCTGAACCATTCGCCACGAATTCGGTAGCGCTTGAACTGCTGATGCAGAGCTTTTTCTGTCTCGTAGCTGCCCTGAATTTCAACGAGCAACTTCACCTCGTCGCTCTGGCCGTTCTGAATGCCGCTCATGCGGTGCTTGATGTTCGTCGTTGTGCCGATCTTGACACGGTTGTCGGAGCAGAGAAGGAAATAGACAGAGCCCGCAACCAGCCGAGGCGCATCTCCTGGACGCTCCGCAATGGCTGTGCGACGGGGGCGACCGGCACCGAGTTTGCGAGGGCCAAAATACTTGTATGCGGCAGGCAGTGCCCATCCCGGCATTTTGGCCAGCGCATCGCCAGTGGTGGCGTTCCTCGCGTCGAACCAATGCTTTTCTGCCTCGTGCCGGGGCATCCTGGCTGCTTCCAGAGTTGCAGCCCGTGCGGCTGCACCCATCTTGCCGAACGTCTTCGCAACCTCGGACGGAAGCCCGCGCCCGTCGCTGGCTATTTCGTCGACGGCATCAAAGATCATCTTGGCGTGGTCGCGCGCATTGTCGCTGCGCCGGCCGGAGACCACTTCGACGACGACGGCACCCTTATCGTGGATCGCATCGACGATGCGGCCGAGATCGCGACGGTGCTTCGCGAGGCGTGCAAGCGTTGTCACTTTGACCTCGTCGCCCAATCGAAGTGCGCGCACCAGAGAGTCAACCGTCTGCTCTTCGGCATTGTAAATCGTCTCGACGCCTGCCGCGCGGAGCAGTTTGATTTGGGCGCGAAGCGGTGCTCGGCGAGACCCGCGCACCCAACCCCTATTTGCGTCAACAGCTTTCATGTGCAAAAGTTTCTCACAGCTTGACGAAAGCTGCAAGCCCAATGTATAGTGCTCCACAGATGAGAGAAGCGGCGTTCGCCGCCCAGCAACAGGACCGCCCGCGCGATGCCGAAGGTCTACGTGTTTGAGACAATCTCCGGCGATTGGGTTGTGACCGTCAAAGGTCGCGGCGGCGCACCCGCTAAATTTCCGACGCGGCAGGCCGCCGAAGAATGGGCCGAACGCAGAGCAATAGTTGTCGGCGCTGACCGATACACCGTCCTCACGAACTAGCAGGAGATCGCCACATGGATCACCTCGGGCGCGTCAGTCAGGCCGAGTACCACGCAGCGCTTGATAGGCGAGACGCCACCATCAAGGCGCTGCAAAACGATGTTGATAGCGCGCGGCAAGGCTACGTCGCACGAGGCGAGTGTCTGGCCCGTGTCCAGCTTGAGGCAAAGGCGATAGCTGATGCGCTCGGCGAGCGTGGGCTGATCGATTTCGCGGACGACGTGCGCTTGCTTGCGCGCCTCGCCGCGTCCGTTTGATAGGAAGGGAAGCCCCACGATGCCGCAGGTCTACGTGTTCGAGACGATTTCTGGCGATTGGGTTGTGACCGTCAAAGGTCGCGGCGGCACGGCTGCGAAGTTCGCGACGCGACAGGCCGCCGAAGAGTGGGCTGAACGCAGGGCAATAGTTGTTGGCGCTGACCGATACACCGTCCTTATAAACTAACAGGAGATCCCCACCACATGCCGAAGTATCGAAAGAAGCCTGTTGTGATCGAAGCCGTGCAGTTCCGCGCGGGCGAGCAGGACGGCGCGTTTGCCGACGACGTGATCGCCGGGCGCGTGCGCTATCCCGAAGACGGCACAATGCTGATCCAGACCCTGGAGGGCACAATGCAGGCCGTCCCTGGCGACTGGATCATTCGAGGCGTGAAGGGTGAATTGTATCCCTGCAAGCCCGACATTTTCGCCGCGACGTACGAGCCCGCCACCTAACAGGAGTTGCCCACCACTCAACCGACAACGGCCCAGCGCATCCGCTGGGCCGTTGTCATTTGAGGCAGCCGACGCTCGTCAGGCGAGGCGAAGAACGCCGAGCCTCATGACCTCGCGCAATGTGCGCCCCTCGCCGATCAGTCGCCCGTCGAGTTTGACGACGTAGCGACCAAGCCATCGCCCGCACGCAATGCGGCCGTCGGGCGAGCGCCAGACATAACCGCCAGCGTCGAGCCGGTAACACGAGAACAGAACGCCGCCGCAGGCGAACGGCGGCGGATCGTCGAGAGGAATTGCGGGCGTTGTCACTGCGCCAGAGCGGCGGCAAGGGCGGCGACGATTGCGGCGCCGAGCGCCGCCGTCGGGATCCAGCCGGTGGGCAGACGCCACGCGCGCGCCAGGCGCGCGAGCATCATCATTTGCCGAACCCCAAAGCAGGGCCGGCCGCCTTCAATACGTCGGCCGGCACGCGACCGAGGATCGAGCCCACGATCAACGCCAGGAACAGCAGCCACTGAACCGTCGCCATGGCTTCCCGGCGCAGCTCGCGCTGCTCTTGCTTCGATCGCCGCTTGTCCTCGGCGAGCTCCTCCTGCCGCCGTAGCCTCTCGGGCAGATCGGAGAGACGCGCCACAGTCTCGCGCATCGGTCCGATCGTCGTCTCGACCAGGCCGATCCGCTGGAATGCCCGGCTGAGTCCCTCGGCCTGGTGCTCGACCCGCATCGACTGCGCGCGCTGGTGTTCCGTCAGGTGCTGGGTCACGACCTCGAGCCTCGCCAGGCGCTCGCCCGACGGCGGTGTCGACGGGTGCAGGTCGTGCTCGACCGGCCAGGGATTGGAGCCGGGGCGGTGCTGCATAGCGATGCTCGATCGGGATTGTGCGGCTCATGGTGTCGCTGCTGCTATGGCGCGAGGTCGGGGCGGCGGTTGCGGTTGCGGCGCCGGCGGCGGTGTGCCGCGGCATCGCTCATAACTGTCGGCGAGCGAGAGACCCGTGCGACTCATGCGCTCGATCAACAGATCTCGCGCGTCGATGCCGGATCGCATCGCCTCGGCCGAGACCCAGCGCCGGCCGTTGGCATCGGTGAGATCGGCAGCGGGCCGCGCAACACGCGCGCCGAACGCTGCAGCGGTCGCGGGATCGAGCGGCGGGCAGCGCGCTGCCGCGAGATCGACGACGACGGGCGCGGCGAGCTCAACGGGCTTTGGATCGCCCGCGCAGCCACTCGTCGTCAGCAGGCACACACCCACGGCCAGCCGCTTCAAGTTTGCTTTTTTCACGTAGCGCCTCCATTTCCGCGCTGATGCGCTGTTGTTCGGATTCCGCGTCGCGCGCCTGCTTCGCGCGGCGCAATAGTTCGATGTCTTTCTCGTTGCCCGCACGCATCAGCGCCGTTTCTCGCGTGAGCGCCGCCGCGATCTGTCGCTTATGCTCGCGCAGATCGCACGCGATCGCCGCATCGCGACGCGCGTCGGATCGGAGCCACGCCGCGCAGATCGCGAGCGTCACGACGACGGTCGCGATCGCGATCGAGACGACGACCGGGCCCGTCGCCAGGCTCTTGACGCGCGCGACCGCCTGGCCGAGCGCGAGCCTGTCGAGGAGCGGCACGAGGAATGCTGGCAGCATGTCAAGGCACTCTCTTTTGTGCGCGGCGTTTCAACAAAATGTAGGCGCCGCCGGCGGCGGTGATGCAGGCCGTGACGAACACGGGCGACGTCAGCAGATCGAGCACCAGGTCGACGATCTGCCAGGCCTTGCCCTTGGCATTGAGCCGCGACATGGAACCGGCGGCCTCGGTCACCATGGGCACCGGCGAGCCGGCCGTCAGAACGCCGGCGACTTCGGTGATGCCGGTCTTACCCTGCGCCGGCGGCCCAGCGCTCGGCGCCTGGTCGGGCGGCGATTGCTCCGGTGTCACCTGCTGCTGCCAGGGCGAACCGGTGACGTCGGCCGGCTCTGCGGTCGGATAGATCCGGTGCGGCAGCTGGAAATGCGGCGTGTCGCAGAATTGTTTCCAGTCGCCGCCCCACTCGATCGGGACGCCCAGCGATTGCGCCGCCCGCTTCACGACTGCCGCCAGCGCGCGCATATCGGCGTCGGCGTATGAAACGGCGCCGGCGGCCGTCACCGCGACCAGGTCGACGGCGTGCCCGGTCAGGTGCCGCGACTTCATCGTTGTCGATTTGCCGGCGGCCAGTAGCTGGTGCTGCCGATCGATCGAGCGCAGGCCCTCGGTCACATGGAAGCGGGCGCCGTGGCTGGCGGCCTCGATCACGCGGGCTAGGTCAGGGTGCACGCCGGTGAGAGCTGCGTGCGAGCGTTGCGAGAGCATGATCACCTGCCTTGCTTGGCCGCATCGGCTGCCGCGGCTGCAGCGCCCATCGCGCCCAGCGCGCCGAGCGCCTGCTCGATCGCATCGACGCGCCGATCGAGCAGCGCTTGCGCCGACTGCAGCGGTGTGAGATCGACCGGCGCGCGCTCGATCGGCGGCGCCGGCGTCGGCATCGGCCGCCGGGCAATGGCCTCGAGGCGCTCGCCGAGCCGCGCGATCGCCGCATCGATCTGCAGTTTCGCGGCGGCGAGCTCGGCGATTTCGCGCCGCAATCCGCGCACGGTCTCGGTCTGGTCGAGATCGATCTCGCCGCCTGCCTGATCGAGGCCACTCGGGCCCGGGTCGGACGCGAGGCCGGCAGGCCCAGGCTCGACCTGGGCGGGCACAGCGACGCCGACCCGCGCGCCACCTGCGCCGCGCTCGACGTAGCGCGTCACGCGGCGCAGGGGTCGGCCGTGGTCGTCGGTCTGGATTGCGTCGATGCGTTGCAATGTCATGATGCCTCCTGCGTTCTCTGTGCGATCAGGCGTCGACCCGAATCATGGCGGCCGAGCAACCCAGCGCGCCGCCGTTGATGTTGAGCGCGCCGCCGCTCGCCTGATAGACCTGCACGTCGACATAATCGTTCACGGCCAAGTCGATCGCCGTCGTCAGGAAACATTGATCCTCGCCGGCGTTGTTGTTCGGGAAGATCTGCGCCGCGAACTGAGTGCCGTTCTTTCGAAAGATGAGCTGCCGAATCCCGGTGTTGTTGCTCGCAAAGATGATGCCGACGGAAACCAGGAACTTGCCGGCGACCTGCGCGGTCAGCCGCGAGTTGTTGGTCGCGTTGTCGTGCATGCCCGTTGCATCCCAGGTTTCCGCGTCCCAGGTCACCGTCGTTACGGTCGCGTTGGCGATGCTCTGGGCCGCCGACTTCGTCACGCGCGCCGATGCAGGTGCCACGCCTGCACCGGCTGGACCCGTGGCGCCAGTCGCGCCCGTAGCGCCAGCCGCGCCTGCCGGCCCTTGCGCACCCGTGGCGCCTGCTGCGCCGGCGGGCCCTTGCGCACCCGTGGCGCCCGTCGCACCCGTGGCGCCCGTGTCGCCTTTGTCGCCGGTGCGCTGAAACGAAACGTCGAGCGCGTCGGCGGCAGCATAGGGCGACGTGTCGACGAGCGTCGGGCCGACGAACGCGATCGGCACCTTGCGATAATCACCGCCGTCGACGACCGCGCCCGTCACGTTGAACACGACGACGCGGCTCGGATCCTGCGACGCCTTGATCCCGATCTGCCCCTTGATCGAGGAGGTCGAGTCGTCCCAGGCGCCGAGCAGCGCCGCAATCGCGTTGCCGCTGGCATCGGTCTCCGAAATGTAGAGCCAGGTCGCGGCGGTCAGATCGGCGGAATTGGCACGCAGGTTGCCGGTGCCCGGATTTGCGTCGGCGGTCGCCGTGTCGAACGCGAAATGCAGGCCGACAATGCCGAGATGCGCGATCGTCGTCGAGAGAATGTCGTGCTCGGCCGCGGTGCCGATTGCCATGTATCGCCACTCTGCCGAGAACGCGCCCGACGTCGCGGTGATGCGATAGGCGCCGCCGGCGGCATGGAACGCGACCTTGCCGTTGCTGCCGATGGTGTGCGGATTGGCGAGCGGCGTCGCGCCGTCTCGATCCGAGTACAGCGTCGCGAGCGGCGCGCCGGCGACCTCGCGGCGCACGGTGATCTCGGCGCCCGGCACGATGTTGCCGGCCGCGTCCTGAACCACGAATTCGCAGCGTGCGAATGCCATATCTCGATTCCGTTTCTCGGGTGTCAGATCGTCGGGCCGGCAATGGTGCCGCCGATGTTGGTGAGCGAGACGACCGCGATACCGGCGATCGCCGCGCCGGCCGCACCGCCGAGGCCGCCGGCGCCCAGCTTGAACGAGTCGCCGCCGAAAAATCCGGTCGGCGGATAGCCGGCCGATCCGGGCTGTCCGGCGAGACCAGGCCCGCCGCCAGCGCCGCCGGGTCCGCCTTGCATCACGCCCGACGCGGCGCCGTTGCCGGCCACGCCGGCCGCGAGACTGTTGCCGGCGGCACCAGGCCCGCCGCTTGGGCTGCCGCCGGCGCCGCCGGTGCCCGCGAGCTGGCCGGCACCGCCGCCGCCACCGCCGCCCGGAACGCTGCCGCTGATCAGGCCGTTGAGATTGCGAAACACGTTGCCGCCGCCGCCGCCGCCGCCGCCGCCGCCGCGAATCGGGCCCTTGTTGATCAGCGAGACCGGCGCCTCGGCCAGGAATGCAGGGCCGCCGGGATTGCCCGCGCCGCCTGGCAGCGGCGACTGGCTGGCGCTCCCGCCCTGCGCCGACGCGCCGGCGCCGGCCGCGCCGCCGGCGCCCTGAATAATGCCGTTGTTCTCGACGACGAGGGCCAGGCCCGCGATCCATGAGCCGGTGCGCAGCGCGGGAAGGGCCGTTGTCGTCGAGGTGACGTTGACGCCGGCATTGATGATGCAGCGAACCGTCAGCCCATAAGGATCGGTGATCGGTGGATAGATCGCGTCGTGCAGCGTGCGCAGGTTCACGTTCGCGATGTTGGTATCGATCACGATCACACGCTCGGTCAAAAACTCCTCGTCGATCTCCGTGACGATGAGCTCCTCGGCCTCGAGCGTGAATTTCTCCTCGTTGCGGCCGAGCCGCGTCACCTGCACGGGCGTCGTCACCTCGGCGCCGGTGATATCTTGATTTGCGCGCCAGCCGACGTCGTAGGCCGCGCCGGCGCCGGGTGTGCGCGGGCCGGTGCGCGCGAGATCGAACCCGATGCGCCGCGGCGGATCGCGGAAACGACCGATCAGCAGATTGTTGAGCCGGTTCGCGACGGTGCCGCCACCGAACGGGATCCAGCGCGAGAACACGGTCTTGTTCGCGAGGCTGCCGTAAGCGTCCTCACTCTCGAGGTCGACGCCGAGCAGCGCCGAGCGGTAGTTTTCAGGGTCGGTGATGCCCTTCAGAGGATTGCGCAGGCCATAATAGGTCATGACCTCGGAAATGCGCGCGTTGGGCTGTTCCTGCACGCGCAGAGACCCAACCAGGATCTCGCGCTCGGTAATCGCCGGCGAAACCGTCGCGACGTTGCGCAGCGCGCGCAGGCGGATGCGCTGCGCCTCGGCGTCCCACCACATCGACAATGCGGCCTGCGCGATGATCTCCGAAAGCAGCTGCGACGCCGCCGTCGGTTCGCAGAGCAACGTCGTGTAAACGGTCCCGAGGAATGCCGCGGTTTCACCCTGCCAGGTCGGCAGATCGATATAGCTGGACGGCACGCCGGCGCCGACGGTCAGAATGTCATAGAGAATGTCGGCCGCGTCCTCGCCGAGGATCCGCTCGCACATCTGCACACGGCTGCCGGCCTGGTGCGCGACGACCTCGGTCTCGTAGCTCGTGCCGGGGATGGTCGCGGCCCGCGTCAACGTGAGGGCGTCGCCGACGCGCGTGAACTGGCAGACCTCTTTGCCGCCGATCGCGACGAAACCCGAGGTCGCATATTGGATGTTCCCGATTCCCGACGGGGCGAGCGTCGCCGTCGTCGCAGAATTGGAAATGTTCGCGATCAGAAACCCGTCACAGGGCCGCGGATAGAGCGCGCGGTCGCCGTCGGCGAGTTTCAGGATATCCGACGCGACGATCGTATAGACGCCGTCGGGCGTCGGGCCATCGGTCGACTCGATCACGAAATGCCAGGTCGTCATGTCCTCGAGGGCCTGGCCGACGGCGCCCGTGATCCAGCGAAGCGGCCGGCCGCGCAATCGCGTGCCATACCGCGCGCGCCACTTGCCCCAGAACGTGCCGGCGTCGAACGGCTCGGCGCCGAACCGGTGCCGGTGATCGGTGAGGCGCACGGTGAGCGTCGCGCGCTGGCCGAGGTTTTCGCCGAGGCTCACGATCGCCGGCGAGAACTCGACGCCGACGAGCGACGGAATCGCCTCGATCGAGCGCGGCAACGCCGCCGTCGCCTGGGCGAAACGCCAGGTCACGGGATCCGCCGGCGGCGAGGTGTCGAGCCACGGCTGCGTCTCGATCTCGATATAGGTCAGCGACTGGATCACAGCGCCACGCCCTCGAGCTGCAGGTCGATCGCAATGCGCTGCGTCGAGAAATCGACCGTCGGCTGCGGGTCATTCGAGAGCGTGCAGAAACCGACGTCGTCGGGCCATTGCTGCGGCTTCCACGCGAAGAAGAACGGAACGACGCGAGCGGCGTCGAGGAAGGGCCGCATGGTCTCGCGGAACCACGCCTGCTCGAGATATTTGAACCCGATCCCGCTCTGCCGGGCTTCGGCGAGCAGGATCTCGCCGAGAAAATGTCCGTTGGCGCTGGTCTGGCGCAGGCGCTTCGTCACGCGGGCGAAGTTTATCGGCACATGCGAGTCGGACGTGCCGCGCGGCATCACGAGCAGGCGCCCGGCATAGAGCACCGCGGCTTGCGCCGGTGCCGTGCCGGGCTGCAGGCGCAGGCGCACGCCGACGACCGAGGTCGGCGCGAACCGGAAGATCAGCGGATCGTCGCGCACCACGAGGCGCGGCGTGACGACCTCCGTCCAAACGAGCGCCGGCGGCGAGCCCGCGAGCCCGGTCGCGATCTCGACCGAGACGGCGATTCCGGCCGAGCCGAAATTGTGCGCGGCGACGGCGACATAATCGATCGGGTCGACCTGGCCGACGTCGACGGTCAGATAGACGTCGGCCGGCGGCGAGGTCTCGGCCGCGCGCCAGAACAGCACGGTCGACGGATTGGCGAGATCGCTCGCGGGATAGCCAGATGCCGCGCTCGAGGCCGAGACGCTCGACGACGTGACGAGCGAGTCCCAGCCGAAAACGGGTGTGTTGAGCTGGGCGCCGGCGGGCGCCAGCACCAGGGCCTGCGAGAGGACGATCATCAGCGAGATCCCAGCACGACGGTGCCGCCGTTGCGTTGATAGTCGAGGAGCTTCTCGGCGAGGCGGCGCACGGCCTCGCCGCCGAAAAACTGCCCGGCGTCGAGGCCGCTTACGGTCAGCGTCTGATTGAGGCCTGCAGGCCCGGCGAGGCTGCTCGCGGCGGGCTCTGCAGCCGCGGCCGGTGCCGGTGCGCTCGGCGCCGGCGCGGGTGCGGCGCTGCCGCCGCTCGAGAGATTGGTCGACTTGATTTGGGCGATCTGGGCGGCGCCGGTCGCGGCGGCGAGCGCGGCCATGATGCCACCATAGGGCTGGGGATACTGCGAGAGGTTTTTCGTCACGGCCTGGGCGGTGTTGATCACGGCCGAGGCGATCGCCGCGGTTTTCGACTTGCCGAAGATCGCCGTCAGCGACGACGACACGGCCGAGGCGAGGGCCTGCATGTGCCCGACGTTCTCCTCGTTGATCGCCTTCGTCGTCTTGCCGTACTCGCGCATGGATATCGTGCCGTCCTGCAGCGCGCCCTGCACGGCCTGCATTTTCGTCGTGTAGGTTTCGAGCGGCGCATTGACGAGCTCGTCGAGCGTGGCGCGCGCTTCGGTGCGCATCTGGCCATAGACCTGCGTCGTCATCTGGATCGACTGCGACACGGGGATAAGGCCTGCATTCACTGCGTTCTGGATCGCGACCATCTTCTCGGCGAAATTGTCGGTCGGCGCCTGCACGAGGGCCTGCAGCTCGGCGCGCGCGCGCGCCAGACGCTCGGCCATCTGCGCCGAGGACTCGATCGCCGGCGCCAGCGCCTTGACGGTCGTGTCGGCCGCTTTCGTGACCGTCGGCGCCCAGCCGTTCCAGGTCTGGATTATCTCTTGCGCGGTGCCGCCGACGGTGCCCTTGATCTCGGCGAAGATCTTTTGCATGCGGGCGGCGACGTCCTCGATCGACCGATCGTTCGTGAGGCTCGCCCATAAGTTGCTCAACACGGTGCGAACGATCGCGATCCCAGCGCCGACGATCTCGAGGGTCGTCACCAGCACCTTGAACGAGCCGACGAGCAGCGACGTCATCTCATCGCTTTTCTTGGCGTCGGTCACATAGGCGAGGAACCGCTCGGATAGGCGCTCGAGCGCCGGCGCCAGCTTCGCCGCGAGCATCGTCGCGAGTGCGTCTTTCGTTTTCCAAATCTGCTGCAGGTTGACGTTGAACCGATCAGCCGCGGCGATGGTCTGTCCGTCGAGCACCAGGCCGAACTGCCGGGCCTGGTCGCCGAGCTGGCTGATCCCGTCGCGGCCTTGGTTCAAGAACGGGATCAGTTGCGCGCCGGATTCGCCGAACATATGCACGGCGAGTGCGGTTTTGTTGGCGCCGTCCTGCAGGCCGGAAAACTTCTGCGCGACGTCGAGCATGACCTGCTCGGAACTCTTGAGGCGGCCCGAGGCATCGGTGATCGAGACGCCCAGCGCCGTGAACGCGCGCGCCGGGCCCGAGGCCTTGTCGCCGGCGGCCTCGTTCATTTTCTGCGCCAGATCCTTGAAGCCCTGGCCGAGCGTCTGCAGCGAAACGCCCGATTGCTCGGCGGCATGTTTCAGCATCTGCAGCTGCTCGATCGGAACGCCGATCGACTGCGAGAGCCGCGACATTTGCGTGATCTCGCCGAGCGCATTGGTGACGGCATGGGCGACCGCCGCGCCGACGGCGGCGAACGCCGCGACCGCCGTCGCCGCGGCCTTGCCCATGTCGACGCCGAACTGCGCGGCCTTCTTGACGCTGTCCTTGAATGCCGTGTCGAGCTGGGCGGTATCGGCGCCGAGCACGACGCGCAGTGCGCCGATGACTGATGGGGTCGACATGCGTGCGGCGATCCTATGATCTCAGTGCAGGGCGAGCTGGCGCGCAATCGCGAGCTGTTCGCGCCAGGTCTGCGCGCGCTTCACGGCCGGCCGATCCGGGTCGATCTGCAGGCTCTTGAGCGGCGGAAGCCGTCGCGCGCGATCGAGCGCGACGATATTCCAGGCGAGCCAAGCGTCGCGGTTGTGCTCGGCGGCCTGGCGCCGGCGGGCGCCGGCGGCGATCACCAGCATGACGCGCGGCGTCAGGCGCCAGAACTGCTCGGGATCGAGCCCGAGCTCGACCCACTGCTCGAGCAGCGTCAGCCAATCGCGGCGGTGAGCGGTGTCGAGGTCGCGCCGCCCGCGGTCGCCGGCACCGCTAAAGGGCCGGCCGCTCCGTTCGCGACGCCGAGCGCCGACATGAGCGCCAGGCTTACGACCTCGGTCGCGCGCTGCAGGCCGACGGCCTGCATGATGCGGCCGGCCTCTTCTTTCGTGATGCCCTGGTGATGCTCGGCGAGACCCGCCCAGAACATGGTGCGCAGCATGGTGAGCGAGGGCGTCGCGCCCATGCGTCCCATGATGTCGGTCAGATCCGACGCGCCGAGATCCGCCTCGAGGACGCAGAGCCCGTTGATCGAGAATTGCAGCGACCAGGTTTTGCCGTCGGCGACGACGTCGATCTTGCCGGTCTGGGTATTGCTCATGGATAGTGCCCCCGCGGGTTGCTTTGGTGATGGTGAGCGGGCGCGCCGGTTTCCCAGCGCGGCCTGCGGATTAGACTTCGCCGGTGAAGACCGGGCGGCCCGAGATCTTGAACGTCGCCGACGCCGTCAGCTTGTCGTCGAGCGGCGCGCCCGGGCTGTAGGCCGTGGCGAAGCAATCGAACGTCAGGGTCGAGGCCGGCGAGGTCGGAAACACGATCTTCGCCGACGAGAGCGCCTTGGTGCGGAAGAGGTCGCGAATGCGCTTGTCGGTCGTCGACTTCGGCACCCAATTGAGCTCGATCGAGGCGTCGCCGTAATCGACCAGGCCGGGAATGAACTCGCGAATCCCATCGGTGCTCTCGGTATGCGTGACCTCGACCGAGTCGCGCGAGATCGCGAACGGCGACGAAATGTTGGTGACCTCGGCGACGGTCACATAGGCCGGCGGCGAGAGCGTCTCGTCGAGCAATTGGAACGTGGCGCCGTGACCGATCAGGGCATTCGTCGTCATGGGTTAGGTCTCCTCGGGGTGAAGCGGGTTTGCAGTGAAGGGTGACGCCCGGCCGATCACGGCTTGGTCGTCGTCGCTTTGATCTTCGCGGCCTCGCGCTCGGCCTTGCGGGCGATGCGCGCGACCGCGGTCTGGATCTCGACCGCGATGCGCTCGACGACGATCTGCAGCGCGCGGTGCTGATTCTGATCCCAGGCCGGGCGCATGAACGGGTGCGCGGCATGGTCGACGGTGCCGAATTCCTGGGTGATCGCCTGCGGCATGCCGCCTGGGCCGACGAACACATAGACCGCGTCGGACGGTTTCGAGCGGAAGCCTTGCGCCGTGCGCTCGGCCGGTTGCTGTCCCGCCCATTGCCGGTGCACCGCCTTCTGCCGCCGCGAGAGCTTGGTGCCCGCCGTGTGCGACGTGCGCAGTGCGCCCGTCTTGACCGGCGCCAGTTGCTCGGCCGTGGCCTCGATCGGCGCGGCGCCGGCGAGCAGCGCGCGGCGCAGAACGTTGCGGCTGGTCGCTTTCGGCAGATCCTCGAGCGCGGCCTGCAGCTCTTTGAGCCCCTCGACCTTGACCGTCGTGCGCGTGACGCCCATCGTGTCAGCGCTCCTGATAATGGATCATGTAATCGCGGCCGATGCCGTGCAGACTGCGGCCCGTGTCGAAGTCGGGCGGATTCTCCTGCTCGTAAAAAATGCCGAGCACGCGCACTGCCGTCGGGCCCGAACCGAACGTGCCGCGAAACCCGTCGAGGCGCCCCTTGACCAGGTTTGCCAGGCCCTCGCTCGTTTCGAGGTTCAACGACCAGGCGCGCACCTGCACGCGCGCGACGGCATAGCCCGAGGGCCCTTGCATGTGATGATCGCCGAAACCCGATATGCGTTGATAGACGAGCGACGGCGCATTGATCCCCTGCGGCAGGATCGAGGGGAACATGCGCGGCCCGATCAGTGCGGCGATTGCGCCGTCGGCGAGGAGGTACGCGCGCAGGCCCGGGCGAATGTCTTTGACGGCTGTCATGTGCTGATCGTCAGTTGATCGACGCGGCGGGCGGCGAGGATCCGCCAGCCCTCGCGGCGGCCGAGCTCGTGCGCAGCCATGATCTCGAGTTGCCGGCGATCGCTGATCTCGCCCTCGAGCACGGTGTCGGGCGGCGATCCCGCGAGCTCGACGAGCGAGAGTGCCGGCTCGACGATGCGATCGAGCGGGGAGAGATCGACGAGCGCCGCACGCCAGCGCACGCGGATCTCGACCTGTTCGCGCGCGACGAACTGGTCGCCGGCGAAACGCTCCTCGCCACTCATGGGCGCGATCGAGGCGGCGATCGAGATCGCGATCGGCGACCAGGCCTCGACCGGCTCGCCCGAGGCGAGGAGCGTGATCGACTTGCGCAGGATCGAGATCCGGCGATCGAGACGGGCGCCGATCACGCGACGGCCTCCATATGGCGCCCGACCGAGTCCCAGCAGGCGCCGGAACGCATTTCGAACTCGCGCCACTGGCACCAGGCGAGGCGATGCGCCCAGGCCGTGCGATCCGGTTTCGGGGGCAGCGCGAGCTCGTGCCCGGCGACCGGCCAGGCCATGCCGCCGCGGTTCATCACGACGGCCGGCACGCCGGCGAGCACCGCCTCGACGGCGCTGTTGCTGTTCCAGGTCACGACACAGCGCGCCGTCGCGAGATCGTCGGCGAGCGAGCGGCGCGGCGCCAGGCGCGACGCCAGGCTCGCCGGGTGCTCGCGGAATCGCACGGTGTGCCCCTGCGCCTCGAATGCCGTGCGTGCGCGCACATAGAATTTCTCGATATCGCAGTCGACGAGCGAGGCGTCGCCGGCGACCTGGCCGCAGATCAGCACGTCGCCGGCGTCGTGCGTGCGCCAGGGCTTGAACAGGTGCCCGAAATGCTCCTCGAACCGGGCTCGGTAGGAGGGCCCGCGGAACTCGCCCCAGCCATTGAGGCCGCCGCCGAACGAGACGCTCGTCCACTCGAAGCGGTCGCCGAGATAGCCGCGCTCGAGCACGCAAATTTGCCCATAACGGCGCTGCAGCTCGAACTCGTATTGCGCGCGCACGCCCCAGACGACGAGCAGATCGGACGGGGCCCAGGCCGTCGAGATCACGGGACGGATCCCGTGCCGCTCGAGCCCCTCGGCGAAGGCGTCGGCCCATTTGACATGATGCGCCAGGCCCGAGCGCACGAGGAGGAGCGCCGTTTTCATGCGAGCACCTGGTCGGCGTTGGCTGCGACGTGATGGCGGTGCGGCGCGAGCGCGTCGCCGAGCGGCACGATCGGCCAGGCTTTAAGCGCACTGTCGGGCGTGGCGTTGAGAATGGTCACGTCGGGCGCGAGCGCGCGGGCAGCGGCGAGGAACTGCGGCGCGAAATAGCGGTAATCGATCGCGTTGCTGAGCGGGCGCGGGTGATCGCCGAAAAAATGGCGTTTGCTGTCGACGACGCGCATGTCGAACCCGACCAGCACCAGGCGCCGCGCACCCATCAGCAGCGCGAGGTTGATCGCCTGAAACCCGGAATTGTTGCCGAAATGGATGCGCGTCGGGTCGGTCGAGAACGTGTCGCCCAGCGCACCGGCGACCAGGCGCACGCCATAGTCGCGGGCGATCGGCGCCTTGTCGTTGCGGTCGTTGCCGCCGTGGCACGACCAGCGCTCGCCGGCGAACGTGCGGCAGCCGTCGTGCACGCGCCACCAGGCGGCGTCGCACGAATAGAGGATCGCCGCCTCGGGAATGAGGCGCCAGGCGTCGGAAACGGCGACGACCGGATAGCCGGCGACGGCCTGCGCCACGTCGGGCGTTAGCGAGGGGCCGGTCGCGGCGACGACGATCGTCTCGTCGCCGTGCCAGCGCCGCACGACGGTCTCTGTCGGGAACGGGGTCATGCGATGGCCGGATCCCTGAGACGGGCGAGCAGCAGCGCGACGGTGCCGTCGCGTTTCATGTAGTCGGCGACCGTTCGCTCGGGCGCATCGTCCCAGAGCGCCGAGAGGATGAGCAGGATCGCCGCCCGCACGACCTCGAGATCGCGCGGCTTGGCCGGCCAGGTCGGCGGCGATGAGGTCATCGCGGCGGGATCGACTTTCAGATAGTCGAGGATGATCGCCTCGGCCGCGGCCATCTTGACCAGCAGGGCCGGCAATCGCTCGTCGTCATAGGTGACGGGCGACGCTGCAACGAGATTGAGATCGAGGCGCAGGTGCTCGCCCGCCTCGGTCACGGTGATGAGGGTCGCTGGCATCAGATCGCCCCATGCTGCAGCGCCGGCGTGCGGCGATCGGGGCGGCCGTCGCGCCCGCGCTTGACGGCGAGCCGCCAGCCCGAGTCGTCGTCGCCGGGCCGGCGGTCGGTCTCGCGCTCGGCCAGCCAATAGCTGCCCTTGTAGGTGACGCCGTCGCCGGCGTCATAGGCGCGCTCGCGCCAGATGCCGCGATCGACGACGCCCGGCCATTTGAAGGTGCACGAGACGCGACGGCCGCCGGCCTTGGCCTCGAGGCGGAACGTGCGGCCGTCGTCGGTCGTGAGCTGCAGATCCTCGAGATCGGCGCCGTCGCGGCCGGTGACGCGACCCGCTTTGAGGGTCGATCCGTCGGTGAGCGTGAGCACGAGCGCGCCGTCGCCGTCGACCAGCGCGCCGGCTATGCCGCGGCCGTCACGCGCCGGCTCGATCGCCTCGACCTGGCGGGCCACTTCGGCGTTTACGACCTCGCCGACGAGCGGTCGCAGGTCGGCGGGCGTCAACGGCGCCGGCGTCGGGATCTCGATCTCGGCGACCTGGCGGGCGACTTCCACCGTGACCAGGCGCGCGACCTCGGCCGGATCCGCATCGCGGCCGGG